GGAATCGATAGGATGTTGATCGGCCCGGCCCCGAATTTCGTTTCGCCTACGAACCCGGGGACTTTGTCGGAGTCCGAGTAGCCCTGAACGACGATGTTGCCCATGGCTTACTTGCCTCCCTCATCGCCAACGAGCGGCGGGATCTTGGACCGTCGCTCGGCTTCTTTGGCCGCGGCTTCTTTCGCCTTCGCAAGCGCCTCAGCTTCCGCCTTCTTCTTATCTGCCTCGGCTTCCGCATTGGCCTTCGCCGCCGCGATCAGCTTCTTCATCTCGGCTTCGACCTCGGCGTCGAGCGCGAAGTGCTTGGCCCACGTAGACGTGTCGGGCTCCTTGCCGTAGGCCGCGACGTGGTCAGCGATGATCTCCGCGCGCGCCGTCGCCAGCTTCGCGAGAGGGACGCCATCAGTCGCCTCGAAGAGGTCCTGATGCTGGAAGCGCGTGAGGTAGAAGTGCTCGTCGGGCCCTTCTGCGATCACCTTCACCGGGTCGACATCGAAGACGAAGTAGGTATCGCCTCGCCCGGGGATTCCTGCTTCCAGGTTCTCCTCGACGTACGACCCTTCGGTCATCTTGTGTCGCGCGCCGATGAAGCGTCGCGCGGGGGCGACCGTGCCCGGACGGACTGGCTCCGCCATAGGGCACGCGCCCGCGAGGCGGCCCTTGGCGTCCAAGACGTGGTAGGGATTTGCGAATAGGAGCATGTCGGGCATGTGGTGTCCTTCGGCTAGACGCCGCGGTCTGGGAGCGATGCCGAGCTGACGAAGCCGTTGCTCGTGGGATCCTTGGAGACGGCGAGGTCGACGCCGCCGCCGCCCGTCGCCGCGGGCGTAAACCGGGCCATGTTGGTCAGGTCGGTCGTGCGAACCTCGAGCAGCTCAAGCGTCATGTGGAGCGCGGGGTAGGTGAGCTTTTCGGCTATGCGGCCCTCGCCATCGAGGACGTCCACGCTGACGGGACCGACCTTCCAATCGGTCATCTCGGCTTCCATCACGAGGCCGGCGCGCGCCCAGATTTGCGAACCTCGCCCCGTCCGCAGCGCATTGCCGAACTGCAATGTGCCCGTGATGGCGAGTTGCGCGGGGACGACGACCGAGACGAGCTGCTTGACGTCTTGGAGCAGGATGACGGTCTCGCCGCCCGACGTGAGCGTGAGGAAGATGTTGGCAGTGGCGGTGCGTCCGAGACAATCGATGTACGTGACGACGATCGGAGCCGACGTGTTGTAGACCGACCCAGCGGCCGCGGTCGTCGTGACCGTGAATGCGAGCCTCGGCGATAGGCTCGACGTGCCGAGGAGGCCGTCGAGGCCCACGCCCGAGTACGTGACGGGCGATGTCTGCGTCGCCTTCGAAAGAAGAAAGCTATTCGGGCTGGCTGCGACAGAGATCGCGAGCGGGTCGGTGTCACCTGGATCGAACCATGCCGGGTGTCGGCCTTCGTTCAGCGCATCCGCCAGCGCCTTTGCGACCGCGTTGACGAACGGGTTCCGAGGACGCTGCTTCGCCGCCGGCTCGGGCGGGTACACCCAGAGCGCGTTCACCTTCGTCGTGTCGGTGAACCAATCCTCGGCGGTCTGCTCCGGCCTGCCGCTCTCTCGGTAGATGAAGAGCGCCGGGAGGAACTTGTCGTTGAAGCAGAGCTCGTCTGGGTCGTGCGTGAACACGGCCTTGATGACCGCCTGCTCTTGCGGCTGGAGACGGGGTCGGAGCGTGAGCCACGCCGCGGTGAGCTGCGCGTTCGCGACCGCCTGCATGAAGGCGCCGATCTTCTTCAGCGCCGGGTCGCCAACAGGATCGTCAGTGGTGCTCGCCGGGAGGGAGAGCAGCCCAAACGTGTCGGCCATTGCGACCTCAGGTGTTCATCGCGTCGCAGGCGGCATCGACGATTCGGTTCATCGCTTGCTCAAGGATGAGCCCCGTGGCGAGCTCGCAGAGACTCCAGAAGTCATTCGGCTTCGTTCCGGGATGGTGCACCCGTCGCACGAAAACCATTCCGTATGACGCACTCCCGCCACCCGATCGTGGGTGGCTCAGGACGTTCTCCGATTTCACCTGAACGTTGCCGCCCGACACGAAGGCGAGCGACTTGCCGTTCTTCGCCGAGATGATGTGGGGCTTGGTCCCGTCCTTGACGAACGACGAGTACTTCGCGCCAGCCTTGACCTCACCGGTCGCGGACATGGAATCGCTCGTCAGAACCCGGCCCTCGATCTTGTCGCGGAGGCTGTTCGTCTTGCTGGGGGCATGTGCCTGCGCAACTCGCTCCCCGGCCCTCGTCGCTTCGCCGACCGACTTGCGCGTGCCCGAACCGATCTTCGCGACCTGGGTCGACCATTCGCGCTCGAGCTCGTCAAAGCCCTCGACCTCGATGTCGAACATCAGAAGTCCCCCATCGAGCCCGGGTCGATGAACACCGACGCCGGCTGCACTGCCATGTCCGGGCCCCCGTCCCACACGTTCGTTCCCTCGTTCGCAGCCGGCTCTGGAGCCGTCACGACGTCCAGACGAACCCTTCCCGATCGGATGTCGGATAGCTCCGCGCGGGCAGCGCTCTCCAAATCTTTCCAGTCGTGCTTGATGTAGCCGGGCCTGCGCTTTGCGCATTGGGCGACGGCATAGTCGAGCGAGATGCGCTTGACCTGGTTCGGTGGGTTCGCTTTGACGGTGGGCAGGTCGTAGATACCGCGCAGGTAGCCGTCGACGAACGAGTCGCAGTCGGCCTGGATCTGCGCGAGTGGCCCGGTGTCGACGACGCCGTCGTTGTTGTCGTCCAGGACCTGGATCGCGACCTCGATGCTGATGCGGTTCTCGAGATCGGCCTGGAACCAGTACGGCATCAGTCGACCGCTTCGACCACAGCGGAGCCCAGCGCCTCGCGCTCCGCATCGCTCATGTCGGGCGCGCGCATGCCGGGCTGGTAGGTCGTGCCGTTGTGCTCCAGCGCGCCATGTGCATGGACGCGGTACACCTTCTTTGGTGCACCCTTCTGCTCTTGCTTCGGCTGGTTCTGCCCCTGCGGGCTCTGGTTGCTCATGGGTCTCCTTGCTCGGTATTGGTTGGGGCCACCCAGACGTGCCCGCCGCATTCAGCGGGCACGCTGCTGGCTCGAATCAGGTGGAGGTCGGCGAAGCGATCAGGTAGCCGGCGTCGCCAGCGACCGTCTTGTGCTGCTCGCTCGTCGCAACCTTCGACCAGTAGCCGCCCTTCTTACCGGCGTTCGGGTCGAACCACTGCGTGGTCGTCGGATCACCGTTGAGGCGGAACGTGTACCCGAACGGCGCATTTCGGAGCGATGCGCGCTTTGCGACGCGGGCGATGCCGAAGTTCGGTCCCCAGATGCGCGTGTACGATGCCGTCTGGTTGATGTTGGCCGTGTCCTGGCGGGACGCGCCCACGATGTACTTCGCGAACCCGAAGTACGACGCGATCATGTCGGGGGTGGCGAGGCCAGCACCGACGTACTTGAACAGATCGCGAATCGCCGGGTGGCGCGCGAGGACGTTGTAGACGTTCAGCGAGGACCAGGCGACGAGGTCCGACTGCCCGCGTCCCTGCCAGGTGGCCGCTTTCGCATCCTGGATCGACTTGACGGGGTCGCCACCGCTCGCGCTGTCCCATTGGGACGAGCCCGAGAGCGTCACAGTGTTGCCGGAGTAGTTGGCTGCCGTCGTCATGACGGTCGAGATTCGGAGCTCGCGACGGAACGCGATGCCCTCGAGGATGGACTCGGTGAGGTCCATCATTTCGTCGAAGGCCCCGTCCTCGTTGTCGATGACGTCGGCGTCGACGAAGTTCTTGAACGCATAATCCACCACCGAATAGTTGTCGGTGGTGCGCGACTCGTTGAGCTCGTTGGCTTGACCCTTCGGGCCCATCGTATCGTCGGGGAACGCGAGGCGCTCCTTCTTCGGGTAGATGGCGTATGCGTCGCTGCGCTTCGCGACCATCACCGGCGGCATGAGCTGCTCGCCGATGTAGTCGTCGTTCTTGTACTGCAGCGACATCGTCGAAAGGATCGTGTTCGAGTGGACCGCCGCAGGCGTGATTCCGATACCGGACTTGATCCGGTGAATCGTCTCGGCAGCGCGCTTGCGCGCGTCGCGATCGCTCTGGAACTTGGCCTTGAGGCCTTCCATATACCGGTCGTAGCGAATGCCTTCCGGCGTGCGCTGCATACGCTTGATGTCCGATGCGGTCAGGTGATCGCGATCGGTGATGAATCCGTCAGCGGGCATGATGATGTCCTTCCGGTCGCTCGCTCATCGCGCGCGCTCGAGTGGTTCGAATCGAAGGCGCCGAGCGGTGGGGCTGCGGAGCCGATGAGGGTTGGTGACTACGACCTCAGGACGAGACGCCCTGGAATCCGGAAACGCAGAGGCCGACCATGTCGCCGACCACTCCGCTTTGCGTGAAATACCCGGGCACGTTGCGCACGGTGGTGCCGCCTCCCATTGCCTGGTCGGTGAGGCCCGTCGCGTCGCCCGCGAGAATGCAGTACTTGCCTCGCGTCGCTCCGCCCGTACCCACGAGCACCGGGATGACCGCGTGGCCGAGGAGCTGAACGGGAACGATCGGAAGCGTGCCGCTGGCGGGTGCGACAGCGGTATCGAGCGCGACGCCGCAAACGATGTCGCCCGCGGCGCAGTTCTGCACCTGGTGATCCGCCGCGGCGTACTTCACGGGCATTCCCGCGGTGACGGTTTGGCTGGCGGCAACGGTGTAGTAGACGATGGTACCGTCTTCGCTGGTGAGCTGATCCGGACGAGTGGCCATGACGATGTTCTCCCGTTCGTCCGGGCTGCCGGACGCAGGTCAATGAAGAGTCGGTGGCCCCGAGCCGTGTTGCTGCGGCGCCTGTGAACGTGGGTCAGCGCTATGCCGGCCCGGGTGCGTCAGCCGTTGGCGGCCTTGAGCGCTGCGGCATTGATGTCGGCGAGGTCATCGGCGTGGCCGCTCGCGACCGGCGTCGGAGGAGCTCCCTTTTCGGCGTCCGGAATCACCTGCGTCGTGTGATGCAGATCCGCGCGCTGCGCCGACAGCTCTTTCCAGAGCGTCAGATCCTTCTTGGCGAGCTCGACCTGCTTCTCGCGCTCGGCGGGCAGGAACTTCTTGCCGATGAGGGCATCGACGTCGCGCTCAATGAGCGTTCCCTCCGCAGTGACGGCGCGCGCGGCGGCGGTATCGCGCTCCTTCACGAGGGTCGCGTTCTGCTCGGCGAGAGCGGCGGTCTTGACGCGTTCGTCGGCGAGCGCCTTCTCAGCGGTACGGAGCGTGGTGTCTTGCGCAGCGATCTTGTCCTCGAGCGCGGCCTTCTCTTTCGGATCCATCTCGTCCTCTTTCTGTGGCCCGCGCTCGGCGGGCTGAACGTCTTTTGGGTTGGGCGCGTCGGCCGACTTCTTCTCGTCGACGGGCTTTTGGATGCTGTGAGTGATGGCGCGCGCGCGAAATTCGCCCAATGCGCGCTGCTTCATCTTTGCCAACGCATCTGGGTTGGCGGGAACGGGAGTCACGGAAAACTCGAGAAGCTCGTTATCGTCGAGACAGCACACCTCGACGTCGTTGATCATCTCATAGCGAATGGTGTGGGGGATGAACCCCACCGAGCCAGCGGAGAGCGTTCCCTCCATGCAGCTTTGCCAGACCTGCTCGGCGAGCGGATTGGCCTTCTCGGAGGCGAACGCGACGGTGCCGCACAGCGCGCCATCCGTCACGCCAACGTTCTTTCCCTTGCCAATGGGGAGCGAGCGACTGTCGTGGGCGAAAAGAATGACCGGGTTCTTCAGGA